TGTAATCTCACAGGACTTGTAGGTTCGTTCCCCACTTATCAGGAACAAATTTTGAAGTATTGTGAGAAATACGAATGGGACGAAAACCCATACCCTTCCTCGAAAGAGGAATAGGGTAAATTTTCGTGATTGTAGTATCGCGTTGGACACATGCGATCAAAATTAAAGAACCCAAGTGAGGTAGTTACGGACTTGCATATAGTATCTTCCAAACTAAATGTATGTTACGAAAACTCATTTGTCTCGAACCTCCCCCGTGAGGTACCACTATTTAGTGGTGTAGTTTGAAACTACAAACAAGAGAAGCTCTGATTCAGGTATATTGATGCATATACTTGTTTTAATACGTAAATAGCATTACTAGTATTACACAATATCCAAGTGCATTGGATTTAACTATGCACAATGGGAAGTTCCAGGCCCCTTATACACTGGAAACGGCGTTGGTGCGTATTCACCAACTACAACATGATGTCGCACGAAAGTACGGACATAGTAGAAAATTAAAACGTAAGATTGCTGAGTTGCAATTGGAAATTGATAAACTAAAAGAACCAATTTTGCCTTCTCAATCTGCTACTTTGAATGTCAGCAAGGCTGATGATACTGCGAAAGCAGAAATCACAACTTTTGCTGATGAATCTGCCGGTTGGAATACTACGGTACCCACCGCTCCAGATGCTACATTCAACTTGGCTAATAATAGTGACAGCGATTTAGGAAGTTTTTTATGTCGTCCAATTAATGTGGCAACATATCAATGGGCTATCAATACTCCATTATATGAGACATTGAACCCATGGACAGCTTATTTAACTAATCCTTTTATTCGGGATAAGATAGCTAATTTTGAACTTTTACGCATGAATTTGCATATGAAAGTACTAATTAGTGGAACACCATTTCATTATGGCAGAGCTTTAGTATCATACAATCCATTAAGTGGATTTGACCAAGTCACAATAGAACGTGGTCTTGGTGGTGCTTTAGATGCTGATTTGGTAGGAGCTTCACAGAAGCCCCATATCTTTCTCAACCCAACTTTAAATGCTGGTGGGGTTTTGCAAATTCCTTATTTTTATAAAGAGAATTACATTCCACTAACAGAACCGGATATTACGGATGGTTTGGGAGAAGTAGTGTTTAGGTCTTTTGGAAATTTACGGCATACTGATGTAGGTAATCCAGTAACCATTAATGTATATTTATGGGCTACTGATGTTACATTGACAATGCCAACTTCCAAATCACTTCCTCCTTTGCCTTCTCAATCCGGAGTTATGAACTCTGGTGACGAGTATGGTCAGGGAATTATTTCCAAACCAGCTTCTGCTGTTGCGAAAGCAGCAGGGGCGTTAAAAAGCATTCCACTAATAAGACCTTATGCACGAGCTACAGAAATAGTAGCTAGTGGTGTAGGCGATGTGGCACGACTATTTGGTTATAGTAGACCAGCAGTTATCACAGATCCAGTAATCATGAAACCTGTACCATTGGGTAATGTTGCTAATGTGGATGCTGCTGATCCTGTAAACAAATTAACACTAGATTCCAAGAATGAAGTTACTATTGATCCTAGGGTCACAGGACTTGAAGGCAAGGATGAAATGGGAGTACTAGATTATGTTAAGAGAGAATCTTATTTGACTACCTTTAATTGGACTAGTGATGCCGCACCTGGTGATATGTTATTTAATTGTCGTGTAGCTCCAGACCTTTATAGGTCTGTGGTTTATACAACACCAACAACTAGGAGGGAGTTACATATGACTCCTGCGTGTCATATGGCACAATTATTTAGATATTGGCAAGGTTCAATTAAATTTAGATTTCAAATTGTTAAATCAGCTTATCATAAGGGACGTATGTTGGTAAGATATGATCCTCGTAGTTTAGGTGCTACTTTGGACTATAATACTAACTATTCTCGTGTGATTGATATAGCTGAGGCAGAGGATTTTGAGATTACCATTGGTTGGGGACAACACCAGCCTTGGTTAGAATGTGAGGAACTTGGCATCTTCCCTAATTTCTCATCCACTGTTAGACTTAACGAATTTCTTGTGCGAGCAGCCAATGGAGTTATTGAACTTGATGTTATAAATGAATTGGTTTCTCCAAGCGCTAGTTCAGACATTTCCGTTAATGTTTATGTATCTATGTGTGATGATGCTAAATTTGCTCAGCCCGATGGCCAGAAAATTAAGAATCTCACTTATTTTAGACACCCAAATGAGCCATCACCTGATCCACCACCGTTGCATTCACAGAGTGGAATTGTAGAACAAGATGGAATTGATGAGCCGTTAGCTGCAACTCAATTAGAAACAATTGCAAGTGAGTCTGCACCAGCAGACCAAACAATGAATGTTTTCTTTGGAGAAAATGTTACGAGTATTAGAGAATTAGCTAAGAGATATGTTCTCACTAGATATTGGAATGTTGTTTTTCCGGAAGGAGCAGGAATAAATATAGCCCAATTACTAAACAAAGTTTTTCCTTATCAACAAGGGTATGATCCCAAGGGTATTGATGGTGAACAATTTGGACTTTACACACATAGTGCTATGAATCCTATTAGTTACTTCCACCCTTGTTACGCTGGGTACAGGGGATCTATGAGACACAAGTATTTGTATCATTCAACTGGTAATATGGAATTACCAGTTGTTCAACGAGAAGATTATTCACCTGATACCGCGGGAATATGGTCAATAACACCTTTAGCAGCAACAGGTAATAATTCAGCAAACCTTACGAGACGGTTTACTAACACGAGTTGGCAAGGTGCTGCTGGAACAGGAACAATGATCAATAATGGCATAGAAGTCGAATTCCCTTTTTATAATAAAGGTAGGATAGGATATTCTAGGCTTATTAAAGCTCAAGATTTGGATTGTCCATCAACAAGCTCATGGTTTGCTATTGGATTAGATAACGCCCCCAAAGCTACGACGTTTGAAAAGATAGCGTTTCAGCAATGGACCGCAGCTGGAGAAGATTTTTCATTATATTTTTTCACCGGAGTACCGATTATGTATCAATACCGGGAGTTATAATTGGACCCTGACGGAGACGTCATTAAACATCTTCAGACTTTCTGTCACGTTGGACGGAAGGAATCACTTGGGTGACTCAAGTGTGCGCTGAATCTTAGGATTGTCAGTGTCGGGCTTAGCCCTCTTAATAGTTTAGATTGAACTTGAAAGGGCTTTGCCCAATCAAGATGTAGGTCACAACTTTAAGAGTCAGTTGAGCCTGGAAGAAAGTTATCGTCACTTAGTGTGTTTTTATCGAAAGATTTCACACTATGCGGGGATAGCTTAACGAGCAAAAGTAAAACTTTGTTCCAGG